ATCCTGCTGCGGGGCACTTCCGCTGAACTGAAGAGGCGCCGTGCCCATGATCTGCGCATAGTCACGGTGATCCGGCGTGACCGCGCTGCGGATCTCGTTCTTGTCGTCGCCGCCGGCATCGGTGCCGATGTCGATGCGGGCGACGAACTCGATGCCGTCGAGATTGGCGAAACCGCTGATGCGCCGCGCGGCTTGCGCCTCGGGCGACATGTCCTTGTCGGAAATCCCGCGCGCCGAGTTCAGCATGCCGCGCACCAGGCTGCGGCCCATGTTGGTCCAGTCGGGCCCCTTGGGGCTGTAGAGGCCAATCAGCGTGAAGATCTTGCGCCGGGCATGTTGGCCCTCAGTCACGGTGAACTCGCCGTTCAGGTACACCGCGCCAGTGGAGCCGCGCGTCGCATAGCCGCCGGTCCAGCCCTGCGAGGCATCGTCGAAGCCGCCGGGGCGGATCGTCAGGCGTACCTTGGCCAGCGTGCCCTTGGGGATGAGGTTGGTGTTGCTTTGCGCGTCGTTGAAATCGTTCCAGGAACCCATGGGGAACCTCCTTCTATGTTCAGGATTGCGGTTGGGATTGGTTGTCGGCCGCCGGATCGGCGGGCGGCGGGGCGTAGGTCAGCCGTTCTGATGGAGGCGTCGCAGCTGTCCGGATCTTCGCCATCAAGCGGCCGAGATGAGGCTCTTCGACCCGGTCCAGACGGCCCGAGCGATCCTTGGCCGGAAAACCCCACGGATTGATCGTCTGGCAGACAAAGGCCCGGTACAGATCACCGCCGTTGGACGTCAGCTCAGCCATGGTGATCACCTCATCGACGATCCCCGGCAGCTCGAGTCCGGTCTTGGAGCCGTCGATTTGCGGCTGGAACATCTTGCGATTGAAGTCGTCGAGCTTCTCGTCGAGAATTCCGACAAACCAGACGTTCTTGGCCCGCGTGTGCTGCAGGTGAGTGAGCCAGCCGATCATCTCGCGGCCGTGCAAACCGTAAGCGCCACGGACATCCGGCTTGCCGGTCTTCTCCGACAGCGCCTCGGGCTGGCCCTTGCACCAGCCGAAGCACAGCCGCCCGGCGACAGTGATAGAGTCGACGAAAACGGTGTCGTAGCGATCGAGTATTGCGGGATCGCCGAAGCGCTCGCACACGGCGGCATAATGCGCCGGACTATAGGGTTGCTCGTCGCGAAGCGCCGGGTTGGGTCCGCCGATGAACACCGCGAAATCCCGGCATTCCGTCCATGTGCGCGGCCGGATGCTGTCACCTGCCCAGCCCTCGATGGCCAGATCGCCCGCTTCGAGATCCATGAACAACGTGCGGTCGGGGTCGAGCGTCCACAGAAGGGAGGTTTTCCCAATTCCGCTCTTGCCGAAGATGCAGCCCTTGATGCCGCGCGGCTCGGACAGTCGTTGATCGGCGCTGATGATGGGGAGGCTCACTGGTCGGCCCCCTGCGCTAGGATCTCGACCTTCAGCGTGCCGGGCCGCACCGTGCGTGCGGGCTCGAAACCGGCGCGGATCGCCTCGGGCCAAGCCGCGTATTTGCGCTCTGGCACCTTGTAAGCGAGATCGACATATTCGGAGGGATCGTCCCCGGCATCGCGGATCCGCGCGACCATATCGGCCAGCCGATCCTGATCCCAATCCACCCGTTTCGGCAGATCAGCGACCACGGTGAAATCGCCGTCGTCGAACCGGGCGGTGCCGGTGTCTTTGTCTGCGGCTTGGCGTTCCTCGGTGGCGCGAGTGGAGTAGCGAACGGCCAGTCCAGCATCGAAGCGAGTCTTGGCGGCCCTGTCGCGCTTCAGACGCTCGTCGATCTCGCGCTGCAGGATCGCCAGCAACTCGACCGGCAGCGCCGCGATTTCGGCTGCGCTGAGGGACGGTAGATCGTCCGGCGTTGGGGTGTTCTCGGGGAATGGCATGAAATGGTCTCCGTGATCGGTGAAAAAGGATTGGAATGCAGGCATCACGCGGCAGCCCTGCCACTCGAACCGGTGGCGTGGCCGGGCTGCCCCTGTTCGGCGAGCAGCAGCTCGGACAGCGAGACGGCAGCGGCCTTCGGCTTGGGCCGGGCGACGGCGATGTAGGCGAACTGATCCGGGCCCACGCGCTCCTGCACGAGATGCACGAGACCAAGTTCAGCGGCCCAGAAGGCCCGCGATCCAAGCCTGCTCAATTCGGCCCGCGCCGCATCCGACAGTTTTGAGAACATCGGGAAGACGTCGAGCACCAGAAAGCCGCGATGGTATTCCAGCCGGTCGCCGGGAACGGCTTGCGCCACCCAGGCGCAGAACGCGAGCTCGGACAGCGGTCGGCTGGCGCGAACCGTGATAAAGGGTGTGGTTTCCATGAACATGTCTCCTCCTTTCCCCTTTACTCAGGCCGCCGCGACATCGTCCCACCGGGAACCGAGGCCGCTTCGGCGTCCTTGATTGAGGCGTTGTGCAGGTCGTCCGGCTGGCCCGCATCGGCGTAGACCGCCACGAGTGGCGTCCCGTCCTGATGGGCACCGGCATTTTCGATGCGGTAGGCACGCTGGTTCTGCAGGATTTCCGGCAACTCCCAGCGGCGGTAGAGGCCGGGGATGCGCTTGAGGTCTGCGGACAAGAGGTCGGCTTTGCGGATCATGCTGGTCGACTTTCGGTTTGAGTGGGGCGCGCGGTGGCGTCTGAATGGGAAAAGCCACCGCGCCGCAGGGATCGGGACATCCGGTCAGCGAAATTCTTGCAGGACGTCGCGCAGACGCCGAGTCGCCCGCTGATAGCGTTTGCGCGTCGCCGCCTCGGACAGCCCCATCTCGGACGCGACCTCGGCCTGGGAGAAACCGTCGATGGCCACACGGATCACCAGATCCGCTTCCGTGCCGATGATGCGGACCAGATCGCGGTGGAGCAGTTCGGGAATGGCGTCAGCCGACAGCACTTCACCGTCGGCCGGGATTTCGTCGGGATCGGCCTCACTGCGGAGGCTCTGGCGCCTGTCCTCGCGTTGGCGCGTTCTGATCAGGTCCCGCTCGATGTTCCGCAGGATGGTTGCCGCGATCCAATTGACCCGCTGCGGATCCAGACCACGAATGGCCTCGGAAGCTCGTGCAAGGATTTCTGATGCAACCTCATCGCCGGTGCCGACCTTGCGCCAGATCGATCTGCGCCGAACGGCATCCAGCCCCGGCCAGAGCGCCAGCAGCATCAACGTCAGGGCACAATCGGATGTTGCGTCGCCTGACTGCGCGACCCTGACCAGTGCAACCAGCAGCCGGTTTTTCTCAGCTGGGCCGCGGCCACTGACGTGCAGCGTGTCCAGCAATGAGGCCGGATCAGCGAAATGTGCGAGCGGTTCGCTGTTGCGACGAAGCGCTTCGAAGTTACTTTGAAATTCGAGAGTTGAAGAAGACAACATGAGGTGATCACGGATCTCGTGCCACGCGATGGACATTGGACGCCTGCCTTGCGGCCAGGCGTCCAGCGCCTTGTCGTGGCCAGGTCAGGACGTCGTGCGTCTCTGCGATTTCAGGAAATTGGTGAGATGCGCGCCTCAGCGCGCGGGTGATTGCGCCTGGTTCAGCGTGCCGCAGCCGCGACACGTGGCCTGAACCGGAAAGCCCACGAAATACTCGTGCCCTCGCGCAAAACGCAGATGCATGCGGCCGTCCCGGCAGACACCGAGCAGCTTGTCACAACGCGTACAGCGCCATTCGGGGCTGAAAGGGGTGGGTTTCGTCTTGGCGCCACCGGTCCAGTTCGTCTGGGCTGGCTGGCGAGAAGTGTCGGGAGTCGGCATTGGAAGTGCTCCTCTTTGCTGTGGAGCACTCCTATTGGACGCAAGAATCGGAGTTCGTCAGACCTCGGAACGGAGCCGGATCGGAGTTGATCTCAGATCGCGATTTCCCACCACTTACGTTTCGGAGATCGGACAAAGTCTGCCTTGAGCTTTTTCCAAAGCACAGACCCAAAAATGTTGGACAATGATTGGTCCTCAATGCCTGAAATAAGATCTGCTGTTACGATTGGTGCGGGGCCATTATTGTGGGCGTCCACAAGCCGCTGAACGACGAGCAGCCTCTGTTCACCCGATATGTCGATGGATCCCTTTCCCGGCACAAAAAGCGTTCCGGAATTTTCGCCAGTGCGTTCAAGCTGCACGGTCAGCCCGCCTCGCGCGAGAGATTGGTCGCGTCGAAAGATGGCCTTGAGCTTGTCCGCAACCAAGGTGATTTCCGGTTCGTCGGCTTCCATGTGATCGGCAAGAGGCGTCAGAACATTCGCAGCAAGGCACGCCCCCGCCGCGTTTCCAGCCTGCAGCACCAGCCCAATCCCAAGGCTGCTGCTGCAGG